TCATGCCACGGCTTTCCAAGAACAAGTGATTGCCCGCCTGGGTTGGGAACGTGCAAATAGACATAGTTAGCACCAAATTCAAACTCCCCAAAAGTTGTATAGATTGTGCAATCGGGATAAGACCCTGAATCGGGACTAACAATCACATCGCCATTAGTGTTAGCCAGATAGATTAGTGAATCGCCTACGCCATCGACCCACACATGCCAGTACGGCTTTGGGTACACTACAAGATAATCGCCCGGCTCTAAGTACGCTGAAAAAATCTCCTCAACGACGCCTTCGCTTTTGTAGTAATCGTGAGACATGACGGACACGCCAGTAATCTTCTGGTTTAGTTTCAGCTTGTGAGAATCTGTTTTCTCGTCATCGGTGATTGTTACGTCTCCCGTAGAGTCCGCGACTGGAATCACGCTGGGTTTGATACTGAGCGTGTAACTCCCTGCTGTAGAAGCGTATGCCCCCGCCGCGAACAACACCTGCTGAAGAGCCTCTCGAAGGGTAATATTTCCTGGTATGTAACCTTTGAGCAACTTACTTCCAATGGCAGCGTCAAGGGTATAGCCGACCCCGATGTACGCCATAATGTCGGCAATCATCACATCGGCACGGGTTGGATTTTCAAAGAAGTTGCCAAGATAATTTTTGTTATCCATCATGCCGAGCAAGTCAGAACAGATAATTTCCAACTCACCTTCACGTGGACAATTCCATTCCTCAGTATAGAATCGTCCGATTACCTTTTCCACACCATCTATTGATTCTCTGATATCAACTACCAACCCCTCCGCCATCGCCTGGTAGTACTCACCGTCTGAGAATGGACTGAACTTTTCTCGAATGGTCTTACCTGGCACGTAAACAACCGTAGGTGCTGGAAGTTCCCCACCGTTTTCAGGAACGGGCACCCAAGTTGTGCATAAGTCTGGAGTAGCTACATTATCATCTGAATAGTAAATAGCGTTCTCAATTATTTCGTAATCTTCAGCCTGTGTAGGTCTCTGCGTCGAAAAATACCATCTCTCAAAGGCGGCAACCCAAACAACAAAAATATCGGTTTGAATTTCAAAATTTTGAAAAGCATATGCAGGTCTATCGTCTCGGTGTTCTAAGTAGACATAAGTCCCATTACAAAGGTCTTCTCCGTAAATAGTCTCAGCCCCAGCCCCACTTACAGTCAAAAACGATTCTTGTATAGAGCGCACGGAGTCATCAAGCCACACTCTTATCCTTGCCGTGGACGCAGGAACTTCAATGCTTACAGGGTGAACTTCCTGGATGGTCTCAGCTTCAATTACATCCTTGTCTTGAAACATGATGGTTTCACCCAGGATGTTTAGCTTGATAATCGGGTAAGTAGTTGCCATTATATTGGTCTCTTTTTACGCGAAACGAAGGAAGTTACTAAGCCCTTCCAATAAGTTGTTGTACCCTTTTGCTTAGATACTTTGTGCTTGGTGTTTGCGAAGTAGCCCTCGATCTCGCGTTCACCGAGAATGGTTGGAAACTTGACCGTATGCCATGGGACTGGCTCGGTGAGCTTAAACCACAGATCAGAGTAGACCTGCGGATTACTGTAGGCTGATGCAAACTCGATCTCGTAGTTGTCGTAAACCCCGATGAGTTCCCGATGCAGTACGCCGTCTGGCGTGCGTTCAGCATACTTATCCAGCATGTCTGCCTGTCCTTCTAATAAGACGATGGGGATGTCGTATTCTGTGTCGTCAATTATGATCATCGAATCCCACTCCCTGCAACCAAGCTTGTGCCAACGCGCTTGTCAATCCGCTTGAATGCATCATAAAGCACCTGACCGTCCAGCTTGATCACGTTGTGGATTGTGCCTTGTCCTGAGCTGTTACGCCCGAGTTCCTCACGAATCAGGTCTCTCAGTAGCCGCTCTGGTGTTTCGATGTTTGTGCCGTGTTTCTGGTCGCCTAAGATTGCCGCAAACGGCGCATTGGCTGGGATAACCGCGCCAGTCGCAAGCAAGGGGATTTGTGGAACAGCTATTAGTGGAATTGAGAGCCAGCCAGGGATCGGGATGCTGTTCCATTTCTCGAATAAAGAATTGATTCCACCCACAATGCCGCTAAGGAATCCGTTGATCTTTTCGATCACCCAGTTGATCGCTATCTTCGCCCCGTCTTTCACTCCATCCCACATGTTAGTGAAGAACTCACCAATTTTCGTTGTTGCCGTGTCCCATGCGGTTGTAACTGGATCGATCACATTTTCTTGAAACCAAGTTGAAACCGTGGTCCAAACTGTCTGAATATCTGTCCAAAGATTACTAAAGTAGGTACTCACATCCTCCCAGACACCTCTGAACCACGTACTCACCGGACCAGTAACATTCTCTTGGAACCAAGTCGCTACGACATTCCAAATCTCTTTGATGTCTTCCCAAAGGTCAGAAAAGAACCCGCTGACATCTTCCCAAAGTTTTTGGAAGAACGTGACTATCGGGTCAATAACATTCTCTTTGAACCAGTCCGCAACAATTTTCCAGACATACTTAATCAAGAGCCAAAGGTCATAAAAGATGATGTAAAGGATGTTCAAAATCGGACTGAAGAAATCAACAATCGGCTGAATAACATGCTCATCAAACCAAGTGGCGACTTTGTCCCAAATAGCCACAATGTCATCCCAGAGCCCAACAAAGAAGCCTTTCACCGACTCCCACAATCCCTTGAAGAACGCTACTACCGGTTGGATAACGTTCTCATCAAACCAGCCAGCGACTACACCAAATATTTCCTTGATTGACTCCCATAACCCGACCAAAAACGCTTTGATCTCATCCCAGTATTTGTAAATTGCCAACGCGATCCCGATAACTGCTGCAACAACTAAGGCAGGCCAACCGAGCAATATTGCTAATGCCACTCCAATCGCCACAATCGCAGCTTCAAGTAACCAGAATGTCTGAGTAGATAGTTCCCCTTGTTTTATCCAATCCAAAATGCCAATAACCAGCATTGCAATTCCACCAATTAGCAAACCTATTGCTGCAGCAGTACCCCCGAATACGATTGCAAGCCCACCAGCAACAAGCGCTACTCCACCTATCATTAATATCAGATTATCCCAATCCACACCGTTTTCCAGTGCGTCGAATGCACCGCGCACAAACAATACAACACCACCAGCGATCATCATCACACCGAGTGTTTTAGTCAGATCCAGGCCAAAAAGCCTGCTGATACCCCATGCCAGCAAGCCAATTCCAATCGCTTCGACCAAGCCCTGAATCAATACCAGGTGTTCACGAATATTCTCAAGCCAGGGTGAGTCAGTATTCGGCGGTTCAATTGGCGGAATCACGCTTCCGCCGCCTCCACCGCCTTCACCTGGAGCCCCACCGCCTTCTGCAGGGGGATTGAGCACATTTAACTTATCGAATGCAGCAAGAGAACCTTTTGCAGCTTTATTTGCGTCCTCAAGATTGTCAGCCATCTCACCAGTCGCATCGGCGGCATCTTGAGCACCGCTCGCAGTATCAGCCATGCTGACATTGGTTCCATAGAGCAGGTTCATTACCTGGCCAACAATGTTAAATAACCGGGTAAACCAGTTGATCACATTGATCAATACCGGAATGATTTGATTGAGAATTGGGATTACTGCATTGCCGACGGCAACTCTTAGATTGTAGAACGCAGTTCCAAGCTGTGACACCCGCCCCGCGTATGTATTTGCATACTTAGCTGCTGCGCCCGCAAAAACACCACCTTCCGCCATGACTCCGTTATAAATTGCCTGATTCTTTTGGGCGCGTGTGAGATTATTTGCAGTCGTACCAATGGACCTGGCAAAGTCGTCATACATTTTTGCCAGATTCTTCTGGATCCCGGCGCTGTCAGATAATACTGAGTTTTCCATCCGGAAGCCCTGGGTGGTTTTTTCGATCGCCTCACCCATTGTGTACTGACCTTGACGCCCAAAGGCAGCTGAATCCTTCAGAACTTTCATCATGTCTTCAATCTGATCAGTACTGAAGCCGGTCATGACCATATTCTGATACGCCTTGATCGCGTCTGTCAGTGGGACCAAGCCGTCCGAGGTGTATTCCTGAAGAAAGCCTTTTGCCTCAGTAAGAGAACGATTATTCGCATTCAAAACAAAACCAAGCCCGGCCCATGCGGATTCAGATTTTGCCGCCGCTTCCACCGAGGCTTTTGAGAAATTGACGATCGCATGAATGCCGAACCCAACACCAACCGCGAGGGCTAATTTGCCCAACATGTTGCTGACTTTAGTCAACCCCGTATTGATACCAGCTGCATCCAGTCTCGTCTTGATTCTGACTTCACCAGCGTAAGTTGTCATAGGCGCTCTCCCTTACTCAGTAAGTCGAATAGATCAACGTTCTCATTGTCTGCTTCAGTGAGCGCGTCTTCAGGATCCGTAACAATAAAGGCGTCCCCGAGCTTAAGAGCATATTGCCGTTCCTCTTTGCTTGCTTCCCCGCTGTTCACGCGTCGGCGTAGGTTTACAAGGTTACAAAACGCAGTGTCCGCGCCCAGATCCTGGAATAGTGCTAAAAATTGCCACCAGTGAAGGTCGGCTTTCTGAAGATCAATCCCGTGCGTTTGACGAAATGCGGCATAAATCAACGCTGAGTCCTTTTCAAACGAATATAGCCGGGTATTATCTGCAAATGGATTTTGTTCTTCCGACTGCTCTTTCCCACCGTCAAGAAACTTCACCGCGAGTTTTATCGCCGTTTCTACATCGTCTGGGATCGTCTCTCCGTAAATGCGTCTCAGTAAAAGGATGCGTTTCTCTTCATCCGTGAGCTCGCTGCTTTCCATATCAAGAATGCAACCAAGCCCGGTACGAAAGTCGGAATTAACCGCATATTCAATGCCGTTGATTTCGATTGCTTCAGGGAGCTCGTCAACAAGAATGTTCACGGTTATTTCATTACCTTTTTCTTAGCAACACTTTTACTGAGCCGGTCATCAATCTTTTTGGCACCTACTGCTTCAAACTTGCTGGTTGCAAACTCTAAGAACGTTCCCATGGCATCGAAGTCAAAACCATCAACGAATAGCTTCTCGCTGGTCCCTTCACCAAACGCCGTGTCGATCTCAGTAAGAAAGAAATCCGCGAGCTCGATCATCAGGTCTTTGGCAGCAACATCCTTCAATGGCAAACCTAATTCGTCTTCGCCGTCAAATTTCTCAATCTCAGCAATGCGCTGTTTCATCTCGATTTCTTTACGCTTCACAACTTTCCCTAAGTCGTAAATCCGTCCGCGCAAGTGCACATCTTCCGGGTTGAAGGTGATAATGCGCTCCGGATCATCATCAATCATGACCTCAACGCGCTTTGTTTTTAGCCGTAGTGATTCCATTGGTACCTTTCTGCCCCCGGTTGTTCCAGGGGCATTAGTAAGTGGTAGATTAGGTTGCAGCGAATGTCTTGTCTACGGGTTCAAACGTGCCAATTACTGGGTCGCCCGCATCGTAGATCGTGTATTTGATCTTTGCGGTCGTAGCGCCTTCACCACCGATACTTTCGATACCGATGTTCACGGTCACTTTTTCTGCCGGCCAAACCGAAGGGGTGCCAGTAGGTGTTTTGTACGCCCACACATTCACCAGTTCGGTTTTCA